GATTTTCGGATGTACGGTAACCAGAAAGCTTGTACTCTTCGCTAAAGATATAATCCATAGCAAGAATTAATAAAGCCTCTCGGTCTGGTTGTGTTGCCGGTATATCTAAATTTCGCAAGTCTGCGTATTGCTTAAACTCGTCATCTGTAACAAAAGAGTTTGCAGTCGGCACAATAGAGCCATCTTCAATAATTAACTGCGTACCGATAGCGACAACAATTTTATCACTATTACCTAATTCTCTTGATGTTATGTCAGTACCGTTAACGCTAGAGCCATCAAGATAAGTTACAGTAGCGTAAATTTTACCGACCTCAGTCGTTTGTGATAAATCTAAAGAAAGCTCTGCAGTTGATAAGACCTGTACGATTAATGGATCTGATAGCAAAGAATAAGTCTCACTACCAAACTGGATAACTAGGTTTGTAGCTTGTGTGAGATCAATACCACCAAAAACAAAAACAACCTTATTGTCTTTGTTTGGAATGACTAGATTTTGAGACATAAAAAAGCCCTATGTTTGATATAGGGCTAATTTTAACACATTAATTGTAAAAAGTAATTTATGGCACATCGTTTACTATGTCGGCACTCGTCATGTTATACATCACAAAAATACAGTTAGCTGCTGTACCACTGTCCTGCAAGTTTGGGTAAGTATCACCGTCTCCCATGCGCCACCAGTGCTTTGGCTCAGTACCTAGCGTTGACAAGTCAAATGGCGAACCGCTGTTGTAGATTGTCGATATGTTAGCGCTTTGATCACTATCCCATATAGCCAGCTCGTCTATCTTTTCTCCGTTCAAAGTATTGCCACTTACAAGCTTACCGACTCTTAGGTTTTGCCCGCTTATAGCGCCACTCCATCCGTAATTTGAGTTGCTGTTATTTGTCACCTGACTAACCCCGTCAATATAAATACTAAATCTTGAATAGTAGTTGTTTATGTCTCCGCTTGAAGCCCCTGTAGTGCCTCCGTCATAAGTTACTGTTATATACTGCCATGTATCAACAGTTACGGCTGTAGGTGCTAATATCTTAACGTGATTGTTATTGCTTCCATACTGCAAGCGCATCTTGTTTGTACTCGTTAGCCTTAATTCAATGTAGCCGCCATTCGCTGTGTCGTTTGAGCCGTAATAAAACAACACTCTGCCTGCGCTTGAATTGGTCGGCTTTAACCAAAAGCCAATAGTCCAAGCATCACTTGAACCGCTACCGTTCCCAGACCTACCAAGTGTACTATCTAATAATGAGGCATTAGCACCTAGATAGTCAGAGCTATTGAACTGTATACTCTTAGTGTTTGAAAACGGTGGAGTACTAACGGTTAATACTATTGTCTCTGAATCTTCACCGTTGTAGTTAATAGCCTTTACAGGGATGTTATAAGTGCCTGCAGACAAGCTAGAGCCACCTATAATCTTGCGTCTATTGTCACTTGTTACAACAACACCAGATACAGCGGAAGTGTCCCACTCGTATTCTGTACCATAATCGTCTGTTAACTCATAGTTAAGCGTTTGACCTTCAACTAAGCTTACAGCCAAAGAGCTAGTAATAACAGGCACTTCACTTCCTGACGTTCCTGTGTTCTGGAATATTGAGTTAAGCTGGTTAACCGCAGTAGCTAACGTCTGAGTAACTACATCGCCATCAATGTAGGTTTGCGCTATGTTTAACTGGTTAATATAAATTTTATCGCCATCATCTAAAATGACTCTGATTCCAACATCTTCAGCAATGGCTTTAATAGTGTTGACAGGGTAGTTTATTAGTGCTGTCCCTGTACTTGGATCACTCAAAACGATTGTTGTGCCTGTGTCATCTACTGAGAAATCCATACTCGTGCTGTAAAGAAATGGCGATATATATTCTAAGTCCTTATCTTCAAATAATCTAAAGTAGACATTTACGTAATGAGTGCCAGGTATAACGCTCGATTCCCTTACATTTAATACGGTTCTCGGGCCATCTTCTGAGCTAGCTTTTTTCATTGATGTATAAATCGGCGTACCTTCTCGACCCTCTATAGGATGATTAAACCACCAAGTTAACGTATCGCCGGCAGAAAGCGTTTGACCTGTAAGCAGTTGCTCGTAAGCCATCCTGCCAGTATCATCAGTCCCAGAATAAACCTCGAAAAACAAATAATCACCAGGGCCAATAGATTCTTCAACAATTACCTGCTGCCCATGCACTGATTGGTTGGCAACAACGGCAGATGCCTTTGCGTATGGCACTGAGCCAGAGGCAGCCGCAGGGCCGTAAACCTCTAGGTTTAGCAAGTCGTTAGAATAAACGCGTGCGCTAGGTGTAATTATTCCGCTAGCGTCTTGGTTTTCTGTTATTGACTGATCTTTAATTCCGCCCCACATCGGAAAGTAATCGACATCACTATCTAAGTTAGTAAAAAATATATTTTCACCACCAGAAGATATTTTGTGTATATCGCCAAGAAAGAAAGAATTAAGAGTAGTCTCGATAGCTCTATCAGCCTCTAGCTTGTTTGTTTCTGGATTGAAAACAAAGTGCTCTAGCGTCTCTTGCTGCTCTGGAGTTAAAGTACCCCCTTGTGTCGCTTCGAGTATCTGCTCTAGCAAGTCATTTCTAGGTATCATAATAAAAAACCTCTTTAGTTTTGCAAAGCGTTCAACCAGTCTTGCAAAAGGTCGTTTCTATTTGCTGAATTTGTCACAGTTCCGCCATTAGCTAGGATTATCTGTATTAATATATCGTTCATTGGCATGTTTGTTCCTTACTTGACGGGTAAGGTTTTGACGGGATTTTATGGCGGGAGTTGAGTAGCTACTCAAAGCCAGTAACCCGTCTGATACTGGCTTGATAATTATAACCTATTGACAACATAAAAAAAGCCCTCACTAAGAGCTTTCTTTTTTCTTTGCTGTTTTGCGTTTAGGCTTTCCGTCAAATACTTTGTCATCCTTACCGATAGAGCTAGGCTTGAACCTTAAATCGACAACCTTAAAACCATCAGCTCGAATCTTGTTAACCTCTTCTTTGCTAACAGGATGTTTAACGTATGCAATATTTTGCTTTTTCATAATATACCCCTATAAAAAAGGGGCGTTAAGCCCCTTGATTAAGTTAGTTAGTTTTACTGTGTGATGTCAGCAATAGCTAGTGTACCAGCTGTGTGCTTGTTATCAGACATAACAATATCCCAGTTGCTACCAGTGAATAAAGCTGTGTCATCTGGTGAGCTACCACCGTTAGCAATATCCCACGCATAGCCCTTGAGCTTAACACCAAAGCTGTAGTCAGCTTGCCATGTAGTAGCAATGCGAGTGCCGCCGTTGTTCGTTTCCATGTTGGTAACGATATCAGAAGCATTGTCACAAATAGCGCCAGATGCAACCAATGAGACTACTTTAGTGTTATTACCATCAGTTAAAGCGGGAATATCCGATACAACGAAAATCTTACCTAGAATAGATTGGACTAACACGTTAGAGCTTTCAAACAAGCGCTCGCCATTCTCTAAGCCTTTTTCTACTAACTTATGGTAAGCCGCGCCAGTCATAACATCAGCACGCAAAGCCATTGAACGATCACCAAATTTAGCATGAGAACCATTCAATACGATTTGAGTCAAAGCGCCAGCGCCAGCAGTTAAGGCAGATACATCGTTAACTAATGCAGGTACGTTTTCGATAGCTGCTACCGCACAGCCAACAACAGTGTTAAGTTGATCAGCTAGTAATGCATCAGCGAAACCTTGCGAAATAACATCAATAGCCGTTTCTGGATCATCTGATAACCAGGTCAACTGTGCCGGTTCAAACTGAACAGGGCCAAAGCCACCAGCTACTTTTACGCCAACTAATTCAGATTCCGATAAATCAGTAGCCGCTGCTGAACCATTAGCACCGTTTCGGTTAACTCGGCGTTGTGCGCCAGCTAAAGTGTCAAAGAATGATTCGCGTGAATAGTTACCCATCCAACGCCCCATGTCTAGAACGATTGTGCCACCAGAAGCCGCATTGAACTTCTCTAAGTCTTGACCGAGTAATTCGATTGTACGTAATCGGATTTGCTCGTTATAAATTACCATATTGTCTAAAGCCATGATTTTTACCTTTAAGTTTTTAAGCCTGCTGCTTGCAAGCGTTTTTGAAAGTCGGTCATTTTGCCGTTAGCACTTGTGTTTTGTTGAGTGCCATTAGCTCCGCCGCCTGTGTTTTCTGGTGCTAAACAGAACGCTTTGCCTGTATCTGAATCAGCCCATTCTTTTACTGCATCACTTAGTGACTTTTCTCCGATCATGGCTTTACCATCGGTTAACTGCGCTTTAGACCGTAGCATTGCTTCAGCCCCAGCTTTTAAAGATGGATTAATATTCACCGCGTCCAGTGCTTTGTTTAAACCATCTTCAATCAATAATTTGTTTAGTAGTGAATCTTTCTCTTGCAGTTGAGATTGATATTGTTCCACTTGCTTTTGGCTTTCAGTCTTTGCCATTTCTAGCGCTTGCTGATAATTGCCTTTAGCTTCTTCTTGCTCTCGTAATGCTGCTTGCTCGAATTGCTTTAACCGCTCAAGCTCTGAAACGCTAGCATTAAGGTTATTCTTATTCTTGTCTAACTTGTCGAGTAATTCGCTGTTTTTATTAACTAAGCCGTTTGCTCGCTCGTTAGCTTTATCTAAAATTTGTTGCTTAACTTCGTCAGGTAAGTCCAGACTAGCTAAGTCTTGATCAAAATCTTTTAACATTTTAAAACCCTTTAGGCATTTGATTACTCTTTGAGTAATTCCGCTAACTATTAGCGAATGATGCCATTTTACTACTTGACTAACATTTGGTCAAATTAGCCAATTTTATCAAATGCTAGCTGTAGCGATTGCTTTTTTCTTAGCTCTTCTAGCGGGATAGGTTGAAACAATTCATCTATAGTTAGCCTTTTAAACCTTTCTACAGATAATCCACCATCAAGGAATAATTTAGCTCTTTCCTTGCCTAGAACGTCCTCAACAAATGCGCGACCTTTAGGTCCTTGTGCGCCTTGCTCTTTTAGCCAAGAATAATAAGTTTTATTAGCGTTAACCTGTTGGCCGCCCTCTACACCCTTCGATGCTCTTGTCTCTGGATCGTCATCAATATTAAATCTTGCGTCTAGAGATGGGGCGGTGGTTGATCGGCAATTAGGATGCGCCGGTGGCTCTCTGCGCTTTGGGTCATTGTATTTGTATATTGTCCCATCAAGTGATCGGCAGATTGAGCTTGTTCTAACGTCTAACGTAGAAACCCATTCATAGCCCACAACAATATCATCATTGCTCTGGTATGTTTCCTGTCTAGCTACGTTTGAAATTTGATTGGTGGCAGTTCTAACCATCGTTTTAATAGACTTCATATTCTGGTTTTTAAGATAACCATTTTTGCCCGCTATATCTTGAACAATTTGCTGGCTAGTCTTACCAGTAATAAAACCAGTACGAATAATGTTATTAACCTTTTCTATTTGACTTCGCTCCCACCCTTTAATGAATGGGGATAACATTGCCGCTTGCTGACTATCTGGAAATACTAAAGGTTTTGTTTTTATCGCTGCTAGTATCTGTGCGTTGCTAGGTCTTGTTGTTTCAAAGTCAGGTGTTTCTATTGCGTCCTGCAATCCATTTTGAGAAAATTCAGCCTCACTTATGGCAAACTCATCTAACTGCTCTAACAAAACGTCATCATTATATTCACCATAGATAACTAAAGATGCTTTTCTATACTCGGCAATAATACGGTTTATCTCTCGCATATCTTGCGTTGTATCTGGAGATTTAGCCATTATTTCACGTAACTTACTTATCAGCTCATCCATGTATGGATCAAACAAGTTAGCTAAGTGACCACCAAAACGCTGCACGTATACAGCGTGTCTTGATGATTGTTGTACTAGCTTATCAGTCATTATAAGCCTGTATCTTCAATAGTTATTCTTGCTTGTTCTTCTTCTGGTGTAACATCAGGTGAAGCAATCTCGCCTTTTTGTAAGTTAGTGTAGAAAGTTTCATAGCTAATCGCGCCACCTTGCCAAGCTGCTACTAATGCCGTCAACTCTTGAGCGCCCATGCCTGTTGGGTTGTAATCAGTATTTAGCTGGTATACCGCGTCATCTTCTCCACCTAACCAGCGCGAGCAGAAGTTTATAGCCTTAGTTAACGCCTCGCTAACATTGTTAGCCACGTTTGCGGTCGTGCTATTTTGAGCCACTTGATCTAATGATTTTGCTTCGGCTGACTCTGCTCCAGATACTCTAGGCTTTAACATTTCAGCGCCTAAAGCTGCCATACGTTGTTCCATATCTGAGAGGTAGGTACGCATTGATCCGCCATCGGATTGAGTTTGCAAAACACCGAACTGTGCAGTGTCTATCATGCTTGACCATTTAGCGCCTGGGCCTATCATGACATTCATATCATCACCCTGTACGCCAGTTTCATAAAATACAGGGAAAGCAGATGCGTGTTCTTTGGCTGCGTAATCAGCAAAAAACCTATAGTGGTTTAAATTCGCATCAACTAAATCATTAATTACTGATTTATTTTCAGCACCAACACGAATAAAAAAGAATGGTATCTCGTTACTTCGCTCACCGTTAACGATAACAGGTGATAATTCAACAATAGGCTCACCCTCGCTGTCATATAATCCTTGGTGATAAATGCCATCAATAAGCTCTAATACGCGATATTGCATCTCTTTACTTAT